GAATGAGTTTAGTGACATGCGCAGTCTGGTCGCCATTGCCAATAGAAAACGGGCCGCTTTCCGCGAAGACCGCGCCGCTGTCTACGTTCAAGCCGACTTCGTGATCATATATGTCGCTGTCGGCGTTGTGGCCCGCCATGAACGGGTAGCGGAAAACGCCACGCTCTGTGCCTGACGTGCGCGCCAAGTTGCCGATTAGCCAATGGCGCTCGGTGTAGTCGTAAGCCACATATCTGTCGATTTCGGTGCTGTTTTCCGAGCAGTAGAACCACCACACCTCCCCGAATTGGCCGTTGGCAAAGCCCCACACCTTAGACTGCTGCGCTTGGTTGAAGTCGCCAAAGACGTAGTCATGCACGTCGCATGGCAGCTCGCGCACGCTGTTGCCGTCGAAATAGAAGAAACCACGCTGGCCCATGTAAAACACACCCAGATCCGTATCCACGGCAGACTTGCGCGATATGCCCCCGCACGATGTACCGACGCGTGAAAACGAGTAGATAAATGGGGGGCCTGCGTATACCGCGGCGTGGCAGTCTGTGTCTGTGATGATTAGCGTCTGCCCCTTGGTGCGGATCGCCTGCATGATTTGGCCAGACGTCTGCAGGATTTGCGAGCCAGCTTGGTTCGTGGACGCGGGTGTCCATAGCGTGTTATTTTCTTGGTCACACCATGACACAGTTCGCGGATTGCCGCCCGCGCCCAGCGCGAAGATAAAGCGTTCTTCTGTGACCAGCAAGCCGAGATTGCTTGTCGGGGCGTTTGCAATTACAGCCGCCTTCACGGCTGGGTTTAGCTGCCACTCAAGCAGGCGTCCGTCGTCCTTTGAGCAGGCCACGAGGTATTCACCAAAGTTGTCGATTGACCAAGTGGTGGCTTCCTCTGGCACAGCGTTTTCGTTTTGCTGGATCGGCGTTCCATAGAAACCGTCGCCATAAAACCCGTAACCGTATCCCGTCTCAACCTCCGCGTCTTCACGGCCAGCCGTTAAGTCTGTCGGGGCGATGTCATATGTCGTGCCGTTGCCCGTCATGGCTTTCAGCTCGTTATATGAACCGCCAGCCAAATAAGCCGTGCCGGTGTTTGACTCCCATGTGTGCATTCCTCGCACAGGGTTGGTGCTGAACGATGCCTTGCGTTCTTGCCAGCCGCCAATAGGTCTGAGGCTGTTATCGCGCCACCTGACCAAGCTTCCGTCACGCCAGCGGCCAGACTGTTCAAGGTCAGTGCCGTTTCGATAAAATCCGGCGGGGATGTCGAGGGGTACGAGGGTCATGCGTTATGTCTTCATAATGTAGGCTAGTGCATAGTATGGCGGCCTGTTCTCGTGGCTTCCACCGCCGCCTGTGTTTCCAATGCTTGTGCTTGTAGACGTAGATGCGGTGATACCTGTAGTGGCGCTGTTTGTTGATGCGGTTACGGCGGTGCTTCCAGTGGAAGTCGAAATAGTGTTTCCGCTTTCACTAGGGCGAACAGCAGAAATCGAATGACTGTGACCGCTATCGTTGATTGTGGTTGAAGAACTAGAGCTTGCACTGTGGTTATGCGCGGGGATCTGGCTTGTTGCCAGCGTGACCGAGCTTGCGCCACCAGTAGCATTTACCGCGTAACTAGATCCAGCGCCAACAACAAACCTGTCTCTTAAATCTGGAGTTGAATTGCTGCCGTTACACAAGACCCAACCGCTTGGGATGCTTGCCGTAGAGCCGCTCCAAAGAATAATGCCGCCAGCGGGGAATAGTGATGATGTAATCTGCGTCTGGATTGCGCTGGTGACGCCGTCCAAATATCCAAACTCAGTGCTTGTGACGCCAGCCGCTGCTGCACCAGATAAAATGTTTAAATCTGCCGCATTTGAAGTAATAGCCGTGCCGCCGACTTTCCAAGATCCAGCAGTCAAGTCAGGTGTGCTTGCGGTGTTACCGTTCAGAACATCAACGACGTCATCAAGCGCCGTGTTGACCGTGGCTCCCCAAGTATTCTCGCTGCCGCCCACGGTAGGTTTGGTTATGCTAATCGTCATATCAAAATCCTCAATGCTTACACGACTATACTACTTTACGCGCCAGTCGTCCACGTCTGCTATCTCAGCCAATCCCACGCCTGCCGCGTGCGATCCGCTCTATCCTTCAACCCATGATGCCCGCCGTTCACCCGCTTGGTGATTTTGGCGATGGCGTCGTCGTTCACGCCTTCATCTGCGATCTTCCACAGGCCATTCTTGTCGAAGAACCACATGGCCGTTTCGAAGGCGTAGTCTTCCTCGACCAGCGACGGGTCTGTCAGCACTTCCGGCAAGCGCATGTCATGCGCGAACGCCTTGTAGTTGTTCTTGCCGGTGAGCTGCAAGAACCCGCGTCCGATAAAGTTGGCGGCGTCTTCTGGCGTCTCATTGCCCATGCGCCCGACATACACTTTGCCAGCAAGCTTAGCGCCGTTGCGGGCATATGGCTTGGCACTATCCTCGTCGGGGAAGCGTGACGGCCAGACGCGCATCATGGCCTCCACCGAATAGTTTAGGTTTTCGCGTGTCAGCTTAAACCCGCCGCTTTCGTGGCCCGCCTGACCCAGAAGGTGCGCAGCCTTAACGCGAGACAGTCCGTAGTGCTTGGTGATTGCACGCGCCGTATTTGGCCCGTATGCGCCATCTGGCTCAACGCCAACCTTTTCCTGCAATAGCTTCAGTGCGACGCTCATTTCTTCAAGCCTTTCATTGTGCGGATGCCGAAGCTGGCGGCGATGGACGCATACATGCCCCACTGAACCCACATCGGACAGTTAGATAAATTATCAAAGCCAACGCGCATCGCGTCCTGCCAGCTTGGTATAAAATTAGCACACAATATTGCCACGAAAACGATTGTCCACAGCTCATCCTTCCAACTGTCTTTGCTGGCCTCGATGGCCGACTGCTCCCAGTCCATTTCGCCGGTTGCCTGCTTCAACTTGATCTCGGCATTCGCCTTCTGGATTGCCGTCTTGCCGTCGAGGTAGCTTGTCGCCAGCCCGCCTAATGCGCCTACTATCTGACCAATCATTTCTCAGACCCCAGCCATATGGCAAAAGCTCCGCTCATAGCTCCGGTTACAACTGAGATTAAGCCAGCTTGTTGCGTCGATAAATCTGGTTGGCTTAGCGCCCACTCGATGCAGCGTATATACATCACAGTCATCACCAGCATCATCAGACGCGGCATGATCTTCCAAGCAAGTATCTTTTCCATATTCAAACCTCTATGTTGATGTTTGTGCCTTGCGGCCTGTCAGCATTGGTCTTGGTGCCGAACTTATCATACCCCTTGCCTAAGTCCAATTTCTGCTCCCTGAGCGCCTCCAGATGCGCGTGGTTGGCCCTATGCTCTTTGGCTACCCTCTGCTCCACCAGATGCGCTTCTATGCGCTCACGCGTCTGCGTTTGCTGGTGTATGTCCGACTGCACGTTAAACGGTGCGCTGCCTATGCCTGACACGCCGTCTGCCATCAGCGCCGCACCGCGATCCAGACAAACCCAAACAGCGCGCCAACGCAGATCAGGAACAGGAGCAGGCCAGCCGCCCACGCGATGATCGTCTCCTTGCGCTCAATGCGCTTATACATCGCGTCCTTCTGCTTTTGCCGTATTTCGTTTTCCATGCGGATCAGCTCTTGCCAAGCAGACGGGCCAAGCGTTTCGCTGATCATCTTGCGCAGCTCGTCGCGCATGTTTTCGCGCTGCTTCTTCTGGACAAACAGATCCATCGCCTGCTGCTCTACACTGCCGAAGCTCTGATACCATTTTGGGTTTTCTACGCGCTTGGCGGCAAAGTCGAAGTCGCTGATCGCCTTAGACCAGCGCCCCAGATCGCCAGCCATGCCTTCCAGATCCCGCCCGATCTGGCAGCCCTTCTTGATTGCGTTAAACGCAGCGCCTGCTGCCATGATTGCGGTTGCGGGGTCTATCATTTGGCATCTTTACCCACGTCAGCGAAACGCGGGCATCCACTATTATACTCCACCCTTATAACATATGGATAGTGATACCAGAAGCTTGGGTATGGGCATCTGTATATACACGCGGTGTAAAGCTGCCCATAAGCAAGCACGCCAACGGCTACGCTGGCGAGCGAGCAAATCACCGCTCCATCAGGCGGTCTATTTTCTCTTCGATACGATCAAAGCGCGAAACGATCTGCGCCATGACGGTGCTGCTGTCTGCCTTAGTGACGTAATCGCGAGCCATTTCTTCGCGGGTCTTGTTCAGCAGGATATTGAGGCGCTGCATCTCGTCCACAGCGCTTTTCAATACCCATCCGATAAGGCCCAATCCGGCAGTAAGAGCCGCCGTCCAAAGCATCTCGGCTTCCATTATGCCGCTTCCTGTTCTGTCCAGATCGCCGCTGGCACAGTTTCGACCTGCCACTTAAACCGCGCTGGGCCGACAACCGGCACACCGGCCACGATGTCAGACGCCGTTAATGCTTGGCTCTGAGTGACGCTTGGAGCGCCGACCGTAGGCACACCAGCCGTAATGCTGTCAGCCGTTAAGCTGATAATTTGCGTTATCGTTGACGCATCGACAGTCGGGGTGCCAGACGTAATATCACCAGCCGTTAGCTGCTCATTCGGTATAAGCGTGACATTGCCGACCGTAGGCGCACCGGCAGTAATATCGTCGGCAGTAAGCTGCGTGTCAGCGCCAATCGTTGGAGCGCCGATAGTTGGAACGCCAGACGTAATATCAGCCAGCGTGATCGCGTGAGCTTGGCTAATAGATGACGCAGCAACCGTGGGTGTGCCAGCCGTGATGTCGGTGCTTGTAAGCGCTTGATCCGACGAAACGCTTGGCGTTCCTACTGTCGGCGCACCGGCAGTGATGTCGTCTGATGTTAGAACGTGCGCCTGACTAATCGTTGAGGCAGCAACCGTGGGAGCGCCAGCAACAATATTATCAAGGCCAAACGCTGCATCTGCCGCAACAGCCCCTGTGTCGGCGAGCGGGGCAGACGCTAAGGGGCTGAAACCTAGCATGTGTTACTCCTTAATGGGCCAAGTGACGCTGAAGGGGAAGCCAGATTGGCTTGGGATGTCACGCAGCGCTTGTCGATATGCTGTAATAGTATCAGACATGGTAACATCAGACAAAGCCATCCAGTCAGTCTCTTGCAGCAAGCCATCACGCTTTGATCTAACGTTAGCTTCTGCCGTGGCTTGCTCCATGTTTTGCACGGTGTGAGCCACTTCCCACTCGCTGCCATATAACGGCTGGCCTACTTGATCTGTATCGACCTCACCTGTGTCAGGGTCAGTACAGTCTTCCTCTGTCTTCATGCGGATGACTTCCCTTGCGGGTGTGCCAGCCACAAGTGTTTGCACCAGCGGATCATAGCTAGGTTTCTCAAGCTCAATCACCTGATACACGCCGTAGCGGCGCAGGATCGTGTCAGGGATCTGCTTTGGAAAGCTGGTCTGTGGGTTATCACGGCGAAATTGCCCAACGCTGTATGGAAATTGGTCGGGCTGACCGTTTGTAAGTTTTACGTGCATGGTTTCTCCTTAGAAATTTGGAAATGGTGCAGTAGGTGGTGTGAAGTTTGAGGTGTATCTGGCTACGGTGCTGATCCGAAACTCGTCTAAATACCCATATAAGCTTTGTATAGTTAAGCCTTGATTGATGCCAATTGGATAAGTGTAATTTAAGCTGTAGTCTTTCGGAGTGCTTTGCGTGTAATTTAGCTCTTCATTACCATCCAAGAAATACTTAATGCTGGTTCCATTTCTAACAACTGCAATGTGATACCAAGTATTTATTGTAGGCCCACCCGCACTTCCTAAAAGCCTGCTAGAACCATCAATAAAAAGTCTAAAGTTTGTGCTTACATCAATAAGCATCAAAGTTGAAATAGCTCCCCCACTTGGGCCTAGTGTTATATATTTCTGGGCAGCAGCTACATTTGTGTGACGCACAAAAAACTCAACAGTGAAGTCACCGCTTAAGTCGAGCGGATATGTTGAGCCATTAATTAAAAGATAATCACCCGTGCCATCAAACTCTATAGACCCCGTACCAAACTTCTTAACGGCTGTATCAATCTGGGCATTACCATTTGCTGTAACAACAACAGAGTTAGATGAACTATCAGTAATCGTAGTGCTGCCATTGGTTCCATCGCCGTGAAGCAGTAACTCTACACTAGCAAAATTAGGGTCTCGTTCACCAGCCGCACCCATTTGCATTAATCTTGATATGCTCATGACATTGCATCCCCCGCTTGGAACCCCTGATAGGACGTACCACCGTCATCTGTCAGGAACACAAGCACATCTGTCTCACCGCTAGCCGGTGCATCTGGGGCTGTGCCTGAAGGCCACTCTACTGATGCTGGGTAAGTCAACGTAACTGTGGCGCTTGGAGTAACCGCCAAAGCAAAGCCAGCCGCCGTGCCAGATGCTGGTGCATTGCTGAATGTAAACGTGGTGTTGGCTGTTGGGGTGTAGTTGAAGTATGTGCCGCTGGAGATGTCTACGGTAGAGCCGGTGATTGTCCCAACGCCCTGCGCTTGATTAGCCTCAAACGCACCTGAGCTATAATCTATTAAAACGCTCATGAGTATGCATCCCCTGCGTGGAAACCGTAGTAGCTAGTGCCGCCGTCGGTGCTGTAAAAAGTAAACGCATCAGTCTCACCACTTGCAGGCGCTGATGGTGCTGTACCGCCAGCCCATTTTACAGACGAAGGCCAAGCGATTGTCACGGTAGCAGACGGTGTAACCTTCAGTGTGAAATCAATAGCTGTTCCACTGGCTGGTGGGTTGCTAAATGCATATGCCACATTAGCAGACGGGGCGTGAACAAACGTGTTGCCGCTGGATAAATCTACAGTAGCATTGCCAGAGATACTACCTACGCTACCACCAGTTGGCTTTGCAGCAAATACACCGCCGGTATAATCTAAGACTAAACTCATGACACAGCATCCCCCACTTGATTTCCGTAGTATGTGCTACCGTTATCAGTCGTGAAGAACGTATATACGTCAGTCTCACCAGACGCTGGGGCTGCGGGTGCTGTGCCAGAAGGCCACTCTACAGAAGAGGGCCATGTGATTGTCACCGTGGCAGATGGCGTGACTTTCAGCGTGAAGTCGTATGAAGTGCCAGAGGTTGGCGGGTTGGTGAAGGTATAAGCTACGTTAGCAGAAGGTGCATGACTGAAGACGTTACCTGATGATAAGTCTAGCGTTGGGCCAGCGTTACTGAATGCGGCTGTAGGTGGTGTGAAGTTTGAGGTGTATCTGGCTACGGTGCTGATCCGAAACTCGTCTAAATACCCATATAAGCTTTGTATAGTTAAGCCTTGAATGATGCCAATTGGATAATTGTAATTTAAGCTGTAATCTTTCGGAGTGCTTTGCGTGTAATTTAGCTCTTCATTGCCGTCCAAGAAATACTTAATGCTGGTTCCATTTCGAACCACTGCGATGTAATGCCAAGTATTTATTGTAGGCCCACCCGCACTTCCTGAAAGCCTGTCAGAACCATCAATAAAAAGTCTAAAGTTTGTGCTTACATCAATAAGCATCAAAGTTGAAAGGGCTCCCCCACTTGGGCCTAGTGTTATATATTTCTGGGCAGCAGTTACATTTGTGTGACGCACAAAAAACTCAATAGTGAAGTCACCGCTTAAATCAAGCGGATATGTTGAGCCATTAATTAAAAGATAATCACCTGATCCGTCAAACTCTATAGAACCTGTGCCAAATTTCTTAACGGCTGTGTCTATTTGAGCATTGCCATTTGCTGTAACAACAACAGAGTTAGATGAACTGTCAGTAATAGTCGTGCTGCCACTGGTGCCATCTCCATGAAGCAGCAAAGACACATCACCAAAGCTGGGATCGCCTATAGTCGCTGGATCAGTGCCAACGCCCTCACCCGTAGGTGTGGCCTCGAAGAACCCAGTTGAATAGTCAATTACAAGGCCCATTACTTATCCTTATGCGTATGTAACGCTGTTCGCCCGAATACTTGCTGACCACCTGATATTATGCGCCGCCTCGCCGGTCACAGTAACCGCCAGCGCATCATTCGTATCATCTGCCGATAAAACCATGCCCCAGTTAGAAGCATTCTGAATGACTGTCGTGGCAGAGTTCGCCAGCGTAGTCGTGCCGCCATCATTCACCAACAACCCCTCAATCTTCCACGATGCGTATGATTGCGCCCCGTTCTGCATGGCAGTGATGGTGCCGTCAAAAGTAACGCAAGTATCGGATTTTGCAGAAATCTGATTAGACGAATGCGGGGTTGATCCATTAGTCGTTAAAACAGTTGCCGTGGCATCGGTGGTGTCGGCAGTCAAAACAAACAGCCGCGAAAGGTCTTCCGCAGCCGCTCCGACAAACACAGTCGCAGAGCCGCTAAGGCTAATCGCAGCGTCTGAATTGCTGCTTTCGCTCACAATCCGCGAAAGCGTTGTGCCAGAAGCGGTGTATAATCCAACGCCTATCTCAAATGCACCGCCAGTATCCTCGATGACGTAACGCACAAAATCCTGATCTGCCACGCCAGCATCGGCAAAGCTCTGATAGCCGCTTTCGGCGCTGCCAAGCGTAATGGTTCCAGTACCCGTAGTACTGGTGGACATCTTTGCCCGATTTTTTAAAACGGCCATTGCTCAGCCCCTTATGCTGGATCTGGAATGCGAATGTCTGATGCTGTCAGAGAAAATGTGTTTCCAGAGGTCACAGCCTGTGATGATGATAATGCGCCAGTAGCAAGCAAGCGGCTGTTGCCAGTATCAGAAATCGCATAATGCGTGGCAGTGCCGGTAGCAGTAACTGATGCACCAGTAATAGCTGCCAGCGTAACCTTACGCCCGTTTGGCGAGGCGTCGGCGGGGGCTGATATGCTTATGCTGGTTTCATTGCCAAGCGTCAGCGTGCTTGTTGCAGCGGCATATGTGGTTGGCTCTGATGAGCATATATCAACTCTATTTGCTTCGGTGTCCAAAACGGTCAAACCGTTATCTAGTACCCGATCATTTAACGTTGCCATTTTAGTAACTCCTAGCTTTCATCTTTAATCCAACGCCGCCGTATTTTGCGCTTTCACTGTCTGAATTTATACCACTAATAGCATTATTCAGCAATGACGCCCAAACCTGTATGCGGCTATCGTCTGCAAGGTAAGGCGCGCTGTGAACCAATGCGCCATATAGATACGCATCGGGGTAATAAGTCAAAAGCCAATTGGTGGCGTTGCTATCGCTCAACGCGGTCGGCTTACCATAATAAACCATCTCCACGGTTAAGTCGTCAGAGTTTGGGTTTGGATACACCTCTATTGAGCCGTCGGTGATCGCGTAAAAGCGCGGCGTGCCGCTGGTGTTTTGGCCAAGCTGGCGCTGCTCCATCATCTGCGACTGGCTGATTGGCTCCAAGCGGCTGGTGTTGCCGCTTAACATGCTGAGCCTGATCGGCTCCAAGAAGTCTGCAGGCGGAGCTGTGTACTGCGCGCTCATCTCAGCGGTCGAGCGCTTTTCCATGCGCCAGTGCCGGATCTTGCGATTGAAGTCAGCCTCGGCCAGCGCGATAAACGTCGGGATGGCGCTCGTCAAATCGGTGCGGTTTAAAAAGTCCGCCACGCTCGTTTTAAGCTCCGCATATGTTGTCAGTGCCATCTGCTATCCTTAAAGCGTTCCGGCTCTTGTCCGAAAAACGCGGTTATCTCTGTCGTTCAGCCATTTCTTCAGACGCTTAGGGTCATCCACAATGCCTTGGCTCTTGAGCTGATAATACACTGAAAGCGGGATCGACGCCACCTTCGGCATATCCCCAAACTTGCCGTCAACGTTATTATAAGCTCGCTTGTTACTTTCCGCGATATGCTGGGTGTCTTGTACAGTTTCCACCACATATTCGCCTTTGCCGGTGACGTGCCAGTATTTCGTAATACCCGTGTCTACGTCGCGGCTGAATAATCTTTTCATGCTGCCTCCTGTGATAGTGGGGCGACGCCTAAACGCCGCCCCTCCAATCTTATGCTACGTTCAAATCGAACACGCCGCCATGCGCCGCTTCGTTTGACACTTTCAAGCCATACTCTGCAAGCATCATGGCTTTGTCAGCGTCACCAGTTTTGGCGAGATCCACTGAGTTGATCGGACGCAGATAGCATACTGATGCATATTCTGGGTCGAGCAACCACGCGTCACGCTCACGCTGGAAGCGGTTTGGCACAACCTGAAGTGTACCAAAATCTGACATATACACGTCAGCAGCACCGATAATTGTGGTCGGGCTGTCGCTTGGTGCCATGTAACGCTGAGCAGCAATACCGGCAAAGCCTGACACAACGGTTTTGTTGTGCGGGCCAACCATCAGGATTGATGGGTTGCCGCCAGACGTAAACGCTTGCTGCATCACGTCCTTGACCATTGCTTCGGTCAAATCGCGTTGCGTGCCGTCGTTACGAGCGTCTGAGCCGTCGTTGGCAGTTGGGTCTGTACCGTCACCAGCTTTGTTGGTGTTGGTCGCAATCCACGCACCCAAGCCAGCAGTCTCGCGAGCTGTAGATGAGTTTCCGGCTGCCCGTGCGTTATTGTCAGTTAAAACTGCTTCGATGTCGCGTTTTAACTCACGTCCGCGCTTGGCCATTTGGTATGCTTTTTCGTCATTCCGGCCTGCCAAGTCTTGTGCATTCAAGT